AGAAGAAGAACGAAAACTCATACCCGTTCCACTTGTTAAGCTGTTCCAATCCCATATTTGATGGTTAGCACCGCTGTTGATTGTATTTGAACCTGTGGCGGCTGTTATGTCGGATAGAACAGATGACGATCCGCCAGAAACAGTATCCAAAGCCGCTGTTAACTCGGTGAGGGTAACCAAAGACGCAACAATAGAATCTAACTGCGTGGATAGTCTTGCCTGTGATGCTGCTTTTCTTCTTATCTCCGTGTCGATTCCGTTATGAAGTTGGCTTTTCGTATACGGACTTTGCGCGAACGTAGCAAAACCGATAAATAACAGTAACGGGATTAATATTTTTCTCATTTCTTACCGAATTTTTCAATCAAAAAAGAAGCCCCATATACTAACATCAAAACAATAGGGCCGGGCATCAGGTAATATAAATCCTGATTTACAAGCCCTAAAAAGCTATCCAAAACCGGAAACGCTGAATCAATGTACCCTACTAAAAACGGGGAAACGACTAACGTCATAACCCAATCATCCCAATGCTTATCCTGATAGTTCACGTAATCAAACTGCCCGTTGGAATTATCGGAAACATTCTTTTGGATGTGAAACATAAGGAACCCCCATACCGCTCCCGCGAATGTTGAAATAGTGAGATGCCAGTAAAAGTCTATAATCGGATCAACTCCGAATTTGTAAAAGCCTATGATGTTAAAGAACCCAAAGAATCCAAGTAACCACCATTTAGTTTGTGGATGTGATAGTATTTTTTTCATAATCTTATGCCGTTAAACTTGAAAATATTATCCATTTAGTTTCGTCCGTTAAATCAGTTCCAGGAGTGTCTACTAACGCTAAAGCTGCGTATCCTTTTACAATCAAAGAACCATCAGGGCCATAAAGAGAAGTTGAACTAACTGCAACCCTAAAGAAGTTACCTGCTTCAATAGCCCCTCCTGCACCTGTGCCTCCTGTTGTTGGAACCGTATTTCCGCTTAAATCCCAAAATCCACAGAAAACAAAAGTGCCTGCCGCTACTTCTGCACCACCACCTGTTATCGTTACCGTTACAGGTGTTCCGTTTTCGGTTATGGTGATTGTTTCCGTTGGTGTTGATGAATCCCGGGCCTCCTCATAGAACTCAAACGATCCTGATAACCACGTGCCATCGTCATTGTAAAGCCTTGCAAAGTAAACTCCTAATCTTTGCGATGCTATTGCCTCTGTTAGTTCTACTCTTAACTGATTGCTGTCATCGCCTTGAACGGTCAATCCAGAACCGACTGAAAGTTCAAATAATTGCAATGAACCTGAAGAAACCTTTAACTTAAAGTCATAAGACGATATATTATGTCCAGTTCCGTCTGTGTTAAAAAAAGAAATAACCACCGGTACCGATGGTTCGTTTACTCTTGCTGCAAACTTTATTTTTTTTTCCTTACTGAAATATACCGTGCTCATGCCTTGAATATCCTAAAGGATGTTTTCATTCCTGAATTACTACCTATGTAAAGCGGATAGGTTGTCTGATTTTCTTGCAAGTAAGTATCGACCTGATTTTTATATGTTAATGCGTTGCTTCTTAACTCATTAACAACTTGCCTCAATGTAACCGAATCAACGTTTTGAGAATTTGTATTTACTTTATTCACTATCCCAAATCTTGTAATATGAATCGGGTTATTCATTACAAACCTCGCCAGAGTAAAATACCCGATCATAGGTTTTAACCCATCAAAGTAAACCGTCTGACCGTTTAACGTATAAGCTACACCGTTTAAAAGATTCTGGTAAGCGGAATACATCGCATTTGCAGTCAGAAAAAACTTGGTCATAAAGTCATAATACAACCCATCGCCAAGTATCGGTCGTAAGTCCTGATCTTGCGCCTCCATTGCGTAAGGCTCCCACCTTTCACAGTCAATCTGTGCTGCTGGCCTTAAGTTCTTCAGGTCTTGTAAGGATATGGTTATCCGCTTATCCAATCGAAGGATTGTTTATGTAGCTCAATTCCTTAATCTTGAAATCACTATTCACGGGCTTATGCCAGTTTGAAAATATCTTTTTAAAGGCTTCTGAAATGTCATCACGATAATCACGGGTAATCGTGTTGTAATAGTTATACTCCTCATGAAGTTGCTGCTGATTGAACATTCCTGATTCAGGGAGTACCCCTAAAATTCCTTTAGGCATCGCAAAGGCTTCCATGATTGCGTTCTTGTCATCGCGACTGATAAACTCGTGTATCTTGTCGTTGTTTGGAAGTGTCAGATTTGTGATTAAATCACCGGCCTTTGTAGGCGTTGCCCCGTCATCCTCAACAACCATAACAGAACCGGCACCCTTGCCACCCATAAACTCGTTTAATTGAGTTTTAAATGCCTTTTCTTTTTGCTCATTCTCAAACTTTCCAGGATAAGAGAAAATAGTGGCCGCGTTTAGTCCATTCTGAATAGACGCGAGCCTGAAAATTCCAATCTCCTCCTGTGTCTGACCCTGATCCAGAACGCTATCAAACGTAGCTAATGGGTATTGATCCTCTAAAGGTGAAACGTAGAATACCTGACCTGGATAATTTAATCCGTATTCGTCAATTTGTTCGAGTATGTGGTCTTTATCAGGATTGAATTTTGGATAGGTAAGGATTTTCTTGGCGTTGCTGATCTCCTTATATGGGTCTTGCTCCCAATTGGAATTATATTTCAATTCGTGAACGTCTCCATTCTCATCCGGAAGTCCTAAACGCCAATAAGCTAAAGGCCATACGGAAATAGAATTGTATTCTCCTAAAAGGTTTACACCAAGATGGACAACAAAGGAACCTGAATACGTGGACGCATCCTGAACAAGTGCCTTTAAAATGTCTTTCATTTTTTGGCCTTTCTCATTCACCACTAAGTCAGCAAGCGCGGCATCCTCAAATCCCTGACCCCTCATAAACTTAGCGAGCCGGTCGCAAGCTGACTTAATAGTGTAAGACCGATCACGGATGGCCTCTACAATTTGCGGGTATAGGTTATTTCTCGTATACCATTGTATTCCATCGGTACGGTCTATGAACGTCCTGAGACGCTTAATATCAGGATCATATCGGACAACATTTACTCCCATTATTCACTGGCTTCCATTTCTGCCTTTGTCCTTCTCTTTCTCTTTGGCTTTTCTTCCACTACTTCGGTATGAAGTGAGGCATCCTCCATTTCAATTTCCATTTGTGGAGAATTTGGCACAAGTCCACATCCTAAAAGGAATGTATGAACGTCTGCCTTGCGATTCTTTGCGCGTTTAATAAGCGCCTGTAAATCTTCTTCTTTGAAATCTTCTGCTTTGATGTAACCCTTACCAGGTACTCCGATAAGATCATCCTTTGGCTTCCACTTTGTCATTTTCTAGGGGTTTAAATTTAACATTAAAGTACTTTTCAAAATCACTTGAAAGCGCCACCAGCTTCTGATAACGTTCAACGGTGAGATTGTCTTTTGTAATAAGCATTCCTAATCTTGGAAGGTCGATCACTTCATCAGGGTTTTTTAAGGATACCTCTGAAATTACCTTTTCTTTCTTTGCCATTGTTTTTTATTTCAAAGTTACAAAAAAAGGCGGGCTATTTTTGCAATCAACCCGCCCTCTTAAACCTAAACTATATGAGAAAATTTAACTTGCTATCGCTGTCTGTGTGCTATCCGCATACCCTCTCGTAGTGGTTACTCTTAATCTGTAAGCTCCTGCAACAAGTGCCACCGATGTAAAGGTAATACTTGTATCACTTGCAACCGTTACGCCTGTCTGTGTAGTCTTAGCGCCCGTTGTCTGGTTCACCCATTCAACACTCAATACCGCGCTGGCTCCTGTGTTGCCATAGAAGTTAGTTCCGGTAATAGTTTCAGAATCTCCTCCCGCTACTTGCAAGGCAAGATCTGAAATCGTGGTAACCGTAGGCAATCCTGCATACTCTTCAACGAGCGCCTTTGTAGTTGCGTAGTCAGTATCAAATAGTGTCTGTGGCAATAAAGGCTCAAATTCATTTTCCATTGTTGCCAATGAAATCAAATAGCCTCCTCCGTTTGCCAACGGATCACGGACAACACCTGGCACAAGTTCAAGGCCGGAATTCAAACCGTAAACCTCGAATGCGTTTGCATCCTTACCCTTATTTTCAACAATTGCAATAAAACGTCCTTTAGCTAAACGCTGAAGGTTGTTCTTTTGCAATTGGCTGATCTCATATACAAGGAAATTCAGGTTATGCTTGAATTGGTTTTGTCCGTTCGATGGTGCAATCACCTCCTGAGTAGGCTTTACGTCCTGCTTGTATCCTTCAAAAAGGTAGGATACTGTATTTGTCGCAAAAGTAAGAGCTGTCAAAAGGTTTGGAGTACTTGTTGATGTTGTTACGCTCAACAAGTCATCATAATTCATCAGGAAAAGGCGCGGCTGCGTTCCAGTCTTTAATGGATTGTTACAATCCGGCCTCGATCCTGTTGTGATATTTACGCAACTCATGGTTAAGCTTGGATTTCTCTACTGCAAATTCTGATGTTTGTTCCGTCAAAAACACCCCATACAACGGCATCCTTAGAGGCTGGGATTGTTACCGTTCCTGATGAAACGAATCCCGTTCCAAAGGTTACGATACGCTGCGTTCCATCCGTTGAGAACAGAAAGCAAACCTTATCGAATTGTCTCAGGGCGCTTACTGTGGCGTTGATTGTCATTGCACCGGTTAATTGTGCATAGCAAACGAATTGCTCTTTACAACCTCCAAGCAATGTGAGGGCGCTTGCAGCTGCATAAGCCTGAACAAAGCCTTTCGAGCCTTGACTTTCAAAGCTGTTGTTATCTGCTGCTGTATTGGTTACTGTTACTGCTGCCATGTTTTTAAAATTAAGAACCTATGTAATAAACTGATTCGGAGTCGATGGAGAAATTCACGTCCATCTTAAAGAGCGCCTTCAAGAAGAACAACTCACCCTCAGGGCGTAGTCTTTCAATCTTGAAATTCTCTACATCGTTAGCACCGTCAACGGCTGCATACAGATTTGAGTCTGTTCCGGTTGTTGCCTTACATACCAGGATAACGTTGTTAGGGAATCCTGAGTAATGTCTGATCTCACGGCCTGCAAACTGACCGGCTAAACCTGCTTCATAAGCAAGCCCTTTGTAAGTTGCTGCTCTTAAAGCCTCCTGGTACAAACGATAAGTAGTGGTGCTCATGTGGAAAACCATGTCAGGGTCTTCAAACAAAGCATCTGGAACCTCGTTGTTACAATCTTCAAGTATTGCAATAATGTTTGAGGCTGTGATTGCACCGATATTTGAAACATCAATGTTTGTACCTGAAGCCTGTGAACGGGTAATAAAACCGTCAAAGAAGTGAAGCGGGTTAGATGAAGCCAGAGAAGTATCACCCTGCCAGATCAATCTTCCAATCTGGTTTTGTGCCTGCTTCAACACAACATCAGCAAATACGCGCTGAATGTTTGGATCAAGTATCTTGTCAGGTAGTGATCCTGTAGGTTGAAATTCACGCCAAGCGTTTTCAAACACTCGCGGATTAATATCCGGAATGTAGATCATCATATCCACAGGGCTGAGTGTAGCCTCTGACCATGTCACCGTAGCGCTTTTGGTCGTGGGCATCGCCTCACGTGGGATAATCGGGTTTGCACTTGATACCATCTTGGCGATGGAAATCTTTTCTTGAACATCAGGGATAACGTAAAGCGATCCCTTTTGAACTGCTTCGTTACCTGTAACGGCCTCAGTAATGATATAATCGAGTACCGATCCGTTGTAATTGCTGGTTAATGCTGGACTTGCCATTATTTGATTCCGTTAAGTTGTTTTTTACGTTGTTCTGCTTTCTCTGCCATCACCTGACCGATGGTTTTGTATGTTTTTTCTGTTCCATCAGGGTTTTTAAATACCGCTTTCTTAGGTTGTACCCCAAGTTTTACGTCTTTCTTCAAGGCTAAAATTGCGGCATCTGTTTCTTTCTTTGCTTCTTCTTTCACCTTAGCCAAAGCCTCTGCGTATGAATCAGATTGTGCTTTCAATGCCTTTTCTACTTCTGCCTT